ATCTGCTTGTGCAGTTGCACTGGGCAAGAACCTTCCATTTTATGGAATAAAACACTCAGATTAATGGTGTGCAATTAGTTGTTACAAACTTGCACGATGGAGAAGTGACTACATCTAGTCTGCTTTAAAGCTTTTTGGCTCACGCCTTCGGCGTGGCTAGTTTGATTGCTTCGTATGGATTTAAAATAGTGTGTTGCACAAACAGTAGGCAAGTAATGTAAAATGCAACACACATTGTATTGATGACACAATACAAGTCTATTTACTTTTTAGTAGACTACTGTTTGACTCTTTCTAATTCTTCGTAAAGAGTGTAAAGCTTTTGTCTGTGTGCTTCACCAACTGGATCACCTTGTGGCAGTTTCATTTTGTCATCAGCACGCATTTCATTTATCTGCTCTCTGATTGAAACAACACTTGGTTGATTGGTTTGTGTGTTCACTATTGGATTTTGTACGTTGTTCATCATAATGTTTTGTAAGAACTGTATGCCTTCTGCTGTGTCAACAAGTGGATATTCTAACATTCTTTTAGGCAGTGTTTCTGCAAACTGTTTCACTGCATTTATGTTGTCCGCATACTTGTCTTTCCACGTGTTCTGCAACACAGTCTGTTCTTGTTGCAAGTCTGTGCGTGGTGCATTTTGCAATTGTTCTGTAAATTTGTTTATTTGATCACTGTACAGTGCCATCACTTGTTTTGCTTGTGCGTCTGTAAGTTTTGCTGATTGGAATGCTTGCGTGACTTCTCCTCGTAATTCATCGTCCATATCTGCCAGTCCAAATTCTTTTGCATAGGAAAAATCATATTGTTCGGGTACTTTTGGAGACTTGTCAGCCAGTGTTTTTTCAAGTTCCGTATAGCTTTTCGCCAAGTCTTCCGCAGTCTTAAATTTTTCTGGTAGCCACGTAGGACGTTCCGTATCTTCCGTAACATTGTTTGCGGTTTCTGTATTGAGCAGATTAGTCTGCGTTTGTGTATTATTTTCATTGTTATCTACTGCTGTCTCAGTAGCAGTCGTCTGTTGTTGTGTGTTCGTTTCTGTTTGTTCCATTTTAGATGTTATCCTTTTCTAATTTTGCTGTACGCAGTTGACACATATTTCTGATACGTTTCAGCAGTTGTTGTTGAGCCACTATGTAGATTGCACTGTATGGATTTGGTGAATCTGCTGTCACACGTGTTGTGTTTGTTACACGTTCCAAGTCCAGTAAAACTTGCTGTCCACTGGGTGTTTCAAACACACGTTTGTAGTGTTCTTGTATTTCTTTTTGTTTCATTTTGTTTCTTTTCAGTTATTTAATTTTAATAAATCTGTGTGTGTGAAAACGACTCTTTTATTGGTAAATGGTAAACTAATTTTCAGTCTGTTCTTGTATCACTTGCTGTGCGGCTTGTGCCAGCTGTTGTTGCTGTAACATATTTTCTTTCATTTCATTTACATCATTTTCACTTCGCAGCACTTCTGGTGACATATCTCCATCACGCAGTATCTTACGTGCCAATTTGGTTGTATCAATGTTCATCACAGCTTCATTGCCAAGTTGCGATACCACTTGCAACAACTGCAAGTCTCTCTGTATCTCACTCAACGCAATGCCTCTTTTTACTGCACTGTTCACAACAATTTCAAATGCTTGTTTGTCTGTAACAAATTCTGGTACAGCTCCTCTCATTTGTAAACGTTTCACAAGGTTGAAAATTATAGGACGTAAAAATTCTTGTTCTAATCTCAAACCATACGTACCCAATCTTCTGTAAAATTCTGCTTGTCTGATCTGTATCTCAGTTGCAGTCATAGTAGGCGAGCCTTCTGGTGGCAAGATTACATCATTGAACATCATACGTCTTATCTGTGCACGAGTGTCTTGTATTGTTGCATCTGTGATTGTGAAGTTGCCAGCAAATGGGATAGGCTGTAATGGTTGATCAACTGTTATAACATCGCCAGCTTTCAATCTCACGTTTGCGAAGTTAACTGCTGTCTCACTGTTAACTTGCCAAGCACCCAAGCTGCTGAAACTTGCAGCTTGCATCTGCAACATAGTTGCTTCATTGATTGTTCTAATGTAAGGCAATGCCATACGTGTTGGACTCTCTCCCCAAACTTCACCAATTGTTCTGCCAAATCTAAAAACAACAAACATCTGTGTTTTCATTTTCTTTTGAAATATTGGCACAAGTTCTTTGCCAACCATAACAGTGTAAGTAAAATCTTCATCACCAGTTGCCCTCATACAATTTTCTGTAATAGGTATCATTGTCTGTGGTGCTTCTGTTGCGGCTTTCTTTATTGTGTCTGGCAAGTTTTTGTAGTTCTCAAACAAGTATTGTGCTGTGACTTGATGTTCTCTAAAAACACAATCAACATCGCCTTTGTAGTTGTCTAAAAAGTAAAGTTGATATGTTGGTATACCAATAAATTCTATGTCATTCTCAGTCTCATACATTCCAATCGCACCGCAACCACTTATCACTGCATCTGTCAAACTTTCTGATGCTGCGATGTAAAAATTGCTGTCTCTGATTGTTTTAAAAACTGTTCTGTTTGCTCTGTCTAACTGTCTTTTGATGTCACTTGCAACTTCTTCTTTTACATCTTCTCTAACACTTAGATTTGCCCATTGTTGATTTTGTGGGATAAGCAAATTTAATATTGTTGAAACTAAGTTCTGCACACTGTCTGGTGCAGTGCTATCAAATATTTTTGTTCTATCTGTTTGTGCTTCTCTGTTTCTCCAAATATCTCTGTTTGGACGTGTAAATTTGTATGCTTCTGATATTTCTTCTTCGTGTTTTTCACGTGCGGCTTTCGCCAACTTATAAGTTTGTTGGATTATATCTGTTTTCATAATTTGTGTTATTATGTAAGTGTGCCTTCACCCAATGGACGTAAGCCAGCTGTTGTTGGAGTGTAATCTAAAATACCTAAACTGCCACTGCCGCCACTACGAGAAATAAGTGTTGCTCTGCCTCGTCTTCTTCTCTGCATTCTTTTTGCATCAGCACTTGCACGTCTCATACTTGCGTCTCTTTCTGCTTCTGCATCAGCTTGTCTTTGTTTTGCAAGTTCTTCTTGTTGTGCTTTCATTTGTGCACTGAAGTCTGGCATTTTTGGTTGTGGTAGACACATACTAGTATCCTCCAATTTGAACTGTTAATGGATTTGGAATAGCAGTTAATAAACTTCTTCTAGTTCCTAAATTTTGTGATCTGTCACTTGCGATACCAAGTGGATTTCTACTTCTAATCAAAACACCTCTGCCTCTCTGTGATGGTGATGCTTGTCTTAAAGTTCTTCCAACACGTCTCGCACTTCTATCCGTTGGTGTGGGTGTAGGTGCTGGCTGTGGTGCTGGTTGAGGTGCTGGTGGTGGACTTGGACGACTTGGTGCACACATAAAAAATTCTCCTTCTTTCTAAATCTCTTTCGCACGTGCGTACGCATATACAAAAAAAATTTAATAAATATTCTTGTACAAAAAACTAAAAATATTTATCACAAGACGGCTTAAGATTAGTTCATTCCTTCCGATATTGAAAAGTTCTTAAAGTTTTGTTGGAGAGGATTGTGAATTTTTGCAAGTTTAGAAATATCAACTTGCAGTTCTGGTAAGTGACTAATTGCTTCACTTGTTGCATCAATGCAGTCGTCCATTTTGTTTGCACGTGGAAATGCTTGCAGTTCATCTAAAAATGGAGTGTTATCTTTTACTCTTTCGTGCACATACATCTTACCAACTTTAATAATTGGCTCCAATGTTTGTGCAATAAAATGTAATTTGTTTTGACTTCTAAATTTTGGAATAACATTTATTGCTAATTTTAATTCACGTGCAACACGTCTCAATTCATTTGCAAGTGTTGAACTAAAGTTTTCTTCTACAAACACGTGTCCTATCTTATGTTTTGCACACAAAGCAATTACTTCTTTGCATTGATTATCAAAACTTCTGTCATCATCAACAGCTGACAAAACAGCAACATCGTGCACATAAACATTGTTATCTTCATCTTTTGCACAAATACTTAAAACACTATTATCTCTACCTTTAAGTCCAGTCGCAGCATCCCAAGCCGCACATATACGTTGTATTTTTTTCTTACCTAATCTGCAGTCTGCAATGTAGTTGCCAAAAGGTTGTGAAACATAGTTCCATAAAAAGTCTTCTTTGTAGTAATTGATTTTTTCTAACTGCACCAATGGCTGATAAGTTGTTTGTGGTATAAGCATATACTGTGAATTAAAGTCACCATCAGTTGTTTCCATTCTTTGTTGTTCTAACCATTTGTGCGTAAACATACCTTGTGGGTGATTTTGCCAAGCAAGATATTCTTCTTCTTCAACAGTGCTGTCTTCTAACTTTTTTTCTCGTGTTCTAATAACTGGTATTTTTTTTGCTTCATATCCAACATCTTCTAAATGGTTGTAAATTGTATCTTCTGTGTGTGGTGTACCAACACACAATATTCTATTTGAAAGTTTTCCAAATTCACTTACACGTTCTTTTATCTTTATTCTTTGTGCTTCTGATATGCAGTTGTCAGAAGTTTCAATATCATCTGCAATGATCATATCGGAGTGATAGCCAGTAAAACTTGCACCCAAACTTGTTACAGTTACAGATGGATTAAGTTGCATAACATCTCTATCAACAGTAAACGTTTCTGACTTCCATTGATACAAGTCTGATTTTAAGTGTTGCAACAATGGATGATGTTCTATCATTGAACGTATAAACAAGCTGTTTCGCAGTGCTAAGTTACGTTTTGCTGATATTAGTAAGCAAGTCCAATTTGGGTTTTGCAACAAGTTCCAACAAACGTATGCACCAATAATATAACTTTTGCCGCCGTGCCTAAAAACTTGCAACAATCTTCTGCTGTCATTGTTTGTGCTTTCTAACCAATCGCATATTTCTACGTGAAAGGGTGGGGTTGATTGTTGCGAAATAATATTCTGTGTATCTAAAAAAATTCTAAACGGAAGATATGCCATAACACTTGTTCATTAATTTTGTGTAATTCTCTTTTCAGCCAGTGTTATTAACTTGTTTGCTTCTCTTTTTTCTTCTTGTGAATTTTCACCAGTTGGATGTAAAGCTCCACTCTTTGCTTGTGCCAAATATTTTAACATTTGCAATTTACTTCTTTTTGCGTTGTCTAAAAAAGTAGTTTTTTTTATGTAGTCTTTGTCATCTTTTGGTGGGTAAGGTGTATCAAATAATTCGTGTGCTTGTTCAATTTCATTAGTCCAATAACCATCTGCAAATTGTTTTAGCACTTCTAAAAATTTTTGTTCTATTCTATTTTTCATTCTATTCCTTTTTATTGTGCTGGTATTGCTACAAACTCAACCAACTTATAAGCACGTGTATGAGAGCTAAGTTTGTCTAACTTGCAAGTAAGAACGTTACGGATGTCGATATGCCGATATGGAAGTAACGTGCAACACCAGCAAAAATATTTATGTGAAAGTGCCGCCACACTGATAGGTAAAATTAAAATACCTACCAGTGTGTGTTTAGATAAAGTTTTCTTTAAAATTTGCAGTCATTGCGTGAGAGTAATGTTTGTGAATAATGTTTGGAGAATTACCCATCACTTCTGCAAGTTGTTGTATGCTTTTGCCTTCTTCAATTTTCCAAGTAGCATAACTGTGTCTGAAAGAATACATACAGTAATTTTCACCTTCTGCATTCGTTCTCATATTTGCCCAAGTTAGAAAACTTTTGAAACTACGTCTAAAATCACTGTTGAAAACTTTTTGTATTTCAACCCATCTAGTGTCTAGTTTTTCTCGCAGTCTTCTAAAATGCCAATGCACACTTCCACCAGCATAAACATCACGTGCCTTACCAGTCTTACTGTTAAGTTTGTGGATATGGATTTTCACGTATTTTTTACCAACCTTTTCATCGTTGTCTACAATACGCACATCTTTCCATTTCAAACCTTTGCTAGCTTTTTCTGCGTCTGGTAAAAGTTCGTGTGGACGTAAGCCAGTACCAGCAAGTATCACAATCGCACTGTACATCAAAACACGTTGCTGTCTAATACTTCCATTCGGACTAGCTTCAATAAACATACGCAACTTTCTAAGCAACTTTCTAAACTCTGGCTTAGTAAAGTGAGGATGTCTATTAGACTTAACTTTAGTTTTTTTGATAGAAGGCTTTTGACTGATGTATCCTTTATCAAGTGCAAACTCCAACATCTTGTTAAGTTCAGTTTCTTCCTTGTTAAGAGTTGCAGTGCTCGGCTTGCATCTTACACCATCTTCAAATTTTACACTGTTCTCAATTCTCCACTTTTGGAAATCTGCAATAGCAACTCTGTTTATTGCTTCAACAGAAGTTTTACCAAAGTAGGGTACAAAGTAGTTACTGATTGTTGTTTTAGCAAACGTAGCAGTTGCCTCTTTTTTAGCACCATTGCTTACCAATCTGTCCAAATAAGCAATGTACTTGTTAGCAACATCTGCAAACAGATGCTTTTGGATAGGCAAATTGTTCTCAACTTTGTAGTTTTTTTCTGCAAACAAAGTAAGTGCCATCTGCTTTGCCTTTTCAACATTGTCGGTATTGGCACTTTTTCTTATCGGCTTTTTGCCTTTTACAGTGATGTAAATCTGCCACGCATCACTTCTTTCTCTCTTTTTAATTACAACACCTTTTTGTATTACAATCTTTTGTGGTGCTGTTGAACTTGCAATATTTTCTACAAGTTTCAGTTTAGGTTTCATACACGTGCTCCTTTCGTTAGTGTGTAAAAAAGTGTGCAAACTTCACAAAAAATAACTACACGGTGTGTAAAAATAATTGGTAAAATTTTGCACATAATTTTTAGTGTGCACAGATTGTGTAAAAATCCTACGATAGACTTAATAAAATTATAGCTTATTGCGGTTTTAAAAAGCAAGTTTTTATGGAATTAATTTTACCAACCCACCTAAAAACGTGTAGAATAAAGGTGTGCAAGTTACTTTTAATAAACTGCACACCA